GCGGGACGCCGCGCATGGCACATTGGCAGAGCTTGTCGAGCAACGTACCAAAGACTTGCCGCTTTATAAGGAGGTATTCCGACACTAGGTGCCTCGACATTTGTCGTCGCGTGTGATATAATTACTTCTGTAGTCGTTGAAGCGCGGACAACGGTTTTCGGACGCCGGGGCAGTACCGGCCGCCTCCACCAAAAGGAGATTAGCGTGAAAAAAGAACTACAGGGGCTTAACAATGAAGAACCCCCTAGCCCAAGAGGTAAGCAAGTGGCTGCTCAGAGCATATATGGTATGGTCCATTTGCGCGGATATATTTCTCCTCAGCGGCGTAGTTTATCTAATCTTTTTTTGATGGGGGCGAAATAGATTCGACGGGAACTGTGCGAACGCGGGGAGGCTATCGACAAGTCGCTGTCGTAAAACAGAGACACACAGAACTGATAACCAGTTCGCACTCGCGGCCTAGTTGGTCGCAAATTGCTAGACTAGGAATAGTGTAGCGGGGACGCTGGCTCTCCTGGCAACAGAAACCAGCACCTTTTTGAGAATCATTATGGCAGTGACACATCTTACGTCCGAACAACTCACCCTCCACATTCAGAATCTTGTGGCTGAGAAACGGCTCTCGTACATCGACGCGATCATATACTACTGCGAGTCGCGACAACTCGACGTAGACGCCGTCGTGCCATTGATTGGTGATAAAATCAAATATGGGCTGACACAAGATGCCCAACGGCTCCACCTGATTCCGAAAAACAATGAATTGCCCGGTTAATGTCGCCAGAACATGTCTTCACGTTGGCGAAGGCGTACCGTATGTACTTCAGCACCGACACCTACGACTTCATCAAATACCGAGGGCACATCAAAACCGGCCCGCTCATTCAACAGCGGGACAGGCAGTTCTACTACAGACTCTCGACCAAGCTCAACGATGAGCAGATCCATGCCACGTTATTGATGACACACTTCTTCAAGCCAACTGCGTACATCACTGATGTTGTCACGCCCGAGGCGGTAGATGCGGGCATTGCGTTATCATCTCGCGCAGAGAACGGGATTACGGTATTGAAACACGATCTCTATGAGGTGCGGAAACGCCTGAAACCACGGTTGCTGGATGAATGGCTGTACGCACCGATGATTGACGGGCAGCGATCCGTGATGCCAACCAGTCTCAGCGAAGTGATGAGCCGAATCCTGCCGTTGGATCTTGCGTGTCTCCTGCTCTTGATTCCACAACCGGACAAGGGATATAATTGGCCAGTGTATTGGGAGCGCCGCGAGGGGAAGAAATCGTCACTAGGTGTGATGCCATGGCTGACGCGCCTTCGTAAAGCAGATCAACTCCTCAATCTGGTACGCCCATCATGGCGGCAGATGACACACAAACTTGCCGATGCGTTCTGGGCGTCGTATCGGCTATCGTCACTCACGCCAGAGCAGGAAGAATACCAGTTGTTCTCGTAACTAAATAATGATACAATACGTCATACACCGTACACAGAAAATATAACGAAAAGGATACTATGGCTACAAACTTTACGACCCTCCGCAACAACCGCAAGGATCTCCTCTCCAAGCTCGCCGAAGAAGTCAAGAAAACCAGCACCAAACGTAGTGCCGACGAACGCTTTTGGAAGCTGTCGGTAGACGCCAAGACGGGCATCGGATTCGCGAAGATTCGCTTTCTGCCTGCCCCAAAGGGTGAAGAAATTCCATGGGCGCGTCTCTTTGCTCACGGATTCAAGTCGGAATCGGGATCGTGGTTCATCGAGAACTGCCCAACGACATTGTCGGATCGGCCGTGCCCTGTGTGTAAGGGTAACAACAAGCTCTGGAACTCTGGTGTAGAGTCCGACAAGAGCATCGCCCGTGACCGTAAGCGGAAGCAGAGTTACATCAGTAACATTCTGGTTATTGAAGACGACGCACACCCCGAGAATAACGGCTCGGCGTTTCTGTTCAAGTACGGCCCGAGAATCCACACGAAGATCATGGAACTTTTGGAACCACAGTTTCCTGATCAGAAGCCGGCAAACCCGTTCGATCTGTGGGAAGGATGCGATTTCAAACTGAAATCTCAGAAAGTTGCAGGATATCAGAACTATGACAAGTCAGAGTTCACTGAGCCGATTGAACTTTTTGATGGCGACGATGCGAAGAAAGAAACAACGTGGGAGGGAGAATACTCACTCACGGAGTTCACTCACGAATCGCAGTTCAAAGACTACAGCGAGCTTGAAAAGCGATTCAACCGAACCCTCTTCGGTGACACCGGAAACGCCCCCCGAACCGCCGAAGACTCCATCGAGCGAGACGCCGAACTCCCAGTCTCTAAACCGGCGGTACAACCCAAGAGCGCCTCGACAACCGTGGGAAAAACCACGCAAGCCGTTGCGCCAAAAGCCGCGGTAGCGGATGACGATGATGATGATGTGAAGAAGTTCTTTGCTGATGTGTTGAATGATGATGAGTAAGTTCGTTTACACGAACAGACGGTGACTACATATGTCGTGGCGGCCTTCTGGCTGTCACGACATATTTTTAAGGATAATATATGTGGGGATGGATTAGTCTTACTTCGCTCTTACTTGTAACATCAATTGGGTTGGGCATCGCAGCATGTGTGCTGTGGCAAAAAATTACACCACTTCGTCTCGACTACGATGAACAGAAGCGCCAATACAATTTGATGACGGTCCATATTGACCAACTTATTCGACACTTCCATCTACACGACTCAGAATCACCGTATGTGGTGGAGAAGTTAGAAAAGGGATTGGTGTCGGAAGGAAACATCCGATGTTGGCACTGTAAGATGCTCCGAGCGCAGGGGCACACGGATGCCTGTCCGTGGGGATATATTAACCGCAAAATCAAATACGTGAAGGGCACACCGACATTGCTATGATCAACTAAATATCATACATGGAAGTAGCACAAACATACACCCCCTCGGAGTTTCAACAAACACAGAATACGCTGTACGCCAACCATTTCAAGTTTGAAATTGAACGGTTGCCGGACTTGTCGTTCTTTGTGCAGAAGGTGAGTATTCCGAATGTGGATCTTGGGGTGGCCACACAGCCCAATCCGTTCCACGCGATTCATCATCCTGGCACCCAACTGACCTACGGCAGCGTCGAGGTTACCTATCTCATTGATGCCAAGTTTAAGAACTACTTCAGCCTGTACTACTGGATGAAGGGGGTTGGATTTCCTCACAACTTTGAAGAAGTCGAGAACTTTCGTGCCCAGCAACTCACATTACAGGGCAATCCACGGGCCCATGCGGTTGACTTGGAAAAGACTCGGGGAACACTAATAATATTGCAACCAGATACGGGTGCGATAGTGGCAGAAATTTTACTTGAAGAACTCTTCCCAATGGGAATGTCGGCAGTAGAGTTCAGCACCAGCGAGAGCGATTCGCCAATACTCACAACGACCTGTACGTTCTCCTGTTCATCATTTGAAGTTAAGACGTTTATGTGATATCATATACCCATGACGCTCGATCAATATCTTGATACGTGGAAAGATGACGCCGTGCTTGACCTATCTGCGCTTGATGAGTCGGCGCGAAACGTACCGCTCCTTCACGCCAAATGGTGGAGATACTACACCACCGAACGACTGCGGTTTAAGAAGCTCGACAGCGATTACAAGGTAATCTACCGGCAGAAGTGGGAGTACTTTCTTGGCAAGATGGATGACGCCGAACGCGAGACGCTCGGGTGGCCGCCATTGGCGCTAAAAATTCTCTCACAAAATGTCGGGATCTACATCGAAGGCGACGCCGGTATACAGGATGCACTAAAGAAGAAAGTGTATTTGGAAGAGGTTCTGCGGTTCATCGAAGATGTTCTAAAACAGATTCATCAGAGAAACTATCATATCAAGAACTGTATCGACTTCCTACGGTTCAAGCACGGAACATAATAATGTCAACATTGGAATGGTTAAAAGCACAAATGGCAATTCATTCTACCGCGATTGTCGAATCTGGCGCTACCATTGGTGAGAACACGCACGTTTGGCATTTCGCACATATTCGTGCGGGAGCAAAAATAGGTGCAGAGTGTATTATTGGTAAAGACGCTTACATTGATACCGGTGTAGTGATCGGTGATCGCTGTAAAATTCAGAACGGCGTGTCTGTCTACAATGGTGTGATATTAGAAGATGATGTCTTTGTCGGTCCCCACGTCACCTTCACCAACGACCTCACGCCACGCGCATTTGGGCCCTGGGAACCCGCATACACCACTGTCAAGAAAGGCGCGTCACTGGGAGCCCACTCTACCATCCTCGCCAACATAGTTATTGGTGAATATGCGATGATCGCGGCAGGGGCGGTTGTGACACGTTCTGTTCCAACGCATACGCTCGTTGGCGGTAACCCCGCTCGCATTATGGGTTATGTGTGTAAACAGGGACACACCATGCCGGATCCGGAAACTCGCCTGTCGCCAATGTCATCGCACACCTGTCCAATATGTCTCGCCAATAACACCATGAAGCGCACGGCGGAACCACAGCGTCATCCTCATGATAAATACTACGAACGCGCTACTTAGTTACACGATTCCGTGTCATCAACGCGAGGATGATTTAGAACAGGCGCTTCCGCACATCATCACTGCGGCGAACGCGAGCCCGCCCGTAGAGATCATAATTGTAGACTACGGTAAGCAGCCATCACTCGCACCGATGCTCTCGCCGTGGTTACATAAATTGGACGCACCAAATCAATTTGTCCATGTCATCTATCGCGACCGTGACCACTACCACATGGCTAATGCTCGAAACCTTTCGTTACGGGTATCCGATGGTGAATACGTCATCCTTAGCGCAACGGACATTCTCCCCCGCGAGAACTTCTTTCAAGCCATTCGCACACGCTTGATGGAAACACAATGTGATCTGCTGCGGTCACAAACCACGGGATACATCGGAATATTCACCACTCGACGTGACTTGTTATACGCAGCAGGCGGCTTTGACGAGAGGTTCGAATTCTACGGCCGAGAAGATAAAGATCTCCTGTTGCGACTGTTACGCCGCGGGCTGACACAGGGCACGTACGATCTAGACAACATGTTGGATATGATTCGTACGCCGTGGAAGCAAAAACTCGAACACTATCGCCTTCAGCTAACACGCGAGGAGGCCCACGCAAAAGCGACGGCGATCTATGATGAGAACATTCGCAACAATGTGCTTGTCGCGAATGAGGGTATTGAGTGGTTGACGAAAGATGAAATATGGATACTTCTCCACAAAGGCAGCAGCAGCGGGGTCCGTTATGCTCGACCCGTTCACATACTTTCCCGCGGCGCGCCGGATGACGAACCTAATTAACGACAGAGGGAAACAAAGACATGGCTTACTCAGATAAGGTGATTGACCACTACGAGCATCCGCGCAACGTCGGCTCGCTTCCAAAGAATGACATGAACGTGGGCACCGGTTTAGTTGGTGCGCCAGAGTGCGGTGATGTCATGAAGCTACAGGTGCAGATCAATCCAAAGACGGGCATCATCGATGACGCAAAGTTCAAGACGTTTGGGTGTGGTTCTGCAATTGCCAGTTCCAGTCTGGCGACAGAGTGGCTCAAGGGCAAAACCGTCCAAGAGGCAATGGACATCAAGAACACCGACATCGTTACCGAACTAGCACTCCCGCCAGTAAAAATTCATTGCTCGGTGCTTGCCGAAGATGCGATCAAGGCCGCGATTGACAACTACAAGAAGAAGCAAGCGGAAGAGAGCGAAAGCGAAAGCGAAATTAGCGATAAACAAAGTGCGGGTATTTCTCTGTGAACGCAGGCATCGCGTGAAATGCGGGTGGCGACACGACGGTTAATGGTCCGCGACCCAGTGGATCAATCAGAGCAGCGCGGCGCTGCGCGAGTTTCGTTTTCTCGGCCGATCCATATTCGTGAGCGTGTGTAAAGTTCTCCAACTTCGCCGTGATCTCTTCAACAACACCCGCATACGAACAATGAATGCCGTCTAGCACCTTTCGTCGCATCTTCCGTTTATGATCCCGTGCATATTGACATGACGGAACGCTGCCGTATGTGACCATCACTGTTCCGTGCCACTGATCCGCAACCCACTTGGTATTGATATAATAGTAATAGAGATCATGAATGAACGCTACGTTTTCTGGCCGTGGCGCTTCGGCCAGCACCATGTCGCGAGAGGGAATTTCATCTGAGTCTGAAATGAGAATGCGATCCCCGAACGCGGCACCGCCTCGGTCAAGTCCGCGTTGAATGGCGTTCCGGCTGAAATGTTCCGGGCGCCAATCCGCATACGGAACATAACCAGTCCGAGAACGCACCGTTTTGGTTTGATGTTTGTAAACAGGCAAGTCCTCGACAAGCACATGAATGATCTTGTCGAGATAGGGTGCGAATCGTTCTCGGTGAGTATGAAACACAGGCTCATGAGGTCGACCTTGATGCGTACGAGTTGCTTCGACAATAACGAAATGATCCACCACGTCATAGAGTTCCATAAGTCGAAGATCAAGTAATTCAAGTTCGCGATAAAACGTAATGCAATCAAAGATTTTCATATATGACGTAGTTAGTCCACCCATAAATAAGCATATGAATATTGTGCCCGTGAATGATGTGTGGATCCGCATTGATTGTGATGACCACATCGCGCACGAATTGAGTGATTATTTTTCATATGAAATTCCGGGCGCCAAGTTCATGCCTGCATTCAAGAAGCGGCACTGGACGGGCAAGATCCACCTCTTCAAACTTCGGGGACATCTCATTTATCGTGGTTTGCTGCCGCGTGTGTTAGAGTTTGCTCAACAACGTAGTTACCCTGTTACCAACGACGTACCACACACCCCGTCAGATCTCGTCCACAGTGCGCTTGAGGCGTTGGTGCATGAGTTACCCCTAACCCCACGGGTCTATCAACTACAAGCGATTGAGGCGATGCTACGGGACAAACGTGGTATTGTCTTGTCCCCTACGGGTAGTGGCAAGTCCTTGATCATTTATTTATTGATGCGTATGTTGGATGAACCCACGTTGATTGTGGTCCCAACCACCGGGCTTGTGGCACAGATGGTGTCGGACTTCGCATCTTACGGCATGGATGTTGCGGAGGTACAAACTATTCAAGGCGGTCGTTCAAAAGACGTGACCGCAAAGGTCGTAGTATCTACATGGCAATCCATTTACGATCTGCCCCAAAACTATTTCGGCCAATTCCGTTGTGTCATTGTGGATGAGGTCCATCTAGCAAAAGCCAAGTCGTTGACGGGGTTGTTGGAAAAGTGTACGCAATCGCCGTACCGTTTCGGTTTCACCGGCACGTTGGATGACACACAAGCGCATAGACTTATTCTGGAAGGCCTCTTTGGCAGTGTGACGAAAGTTACGACCACCAAAGACTTGGTCGCAAGTAAAGATCTGACGCCGTTGCGAGTGAAAATGTGTGTGTTGACATATCCACCTGATGTGTGTAAAGATTTTCGAAAATCGTTGTATCAGGATGAGGTAGAATTTCTGGTCACGCATCCCACACGTTTGGAGATCGTGTCGCAGATGGCAGCGAATGCCAAAGGGAATGTGTTGGTGCTTTTCAACTTTGTCGAGAAGCATGGGAAGCCGTTGTATCAACGTATACAAGAACTGGCACCAGACCGCGGTGTGCATTTTGTTTCGGGTGAAGTGGTTGCGGATGAACGTGAACGAATTCGTCAATGGGTCACCAATGGAGAACAACAAATTATTGTGGCGTCATATGGGACCATGGCAACCGGTGTTAACATTCCCAACCTTCATATGATTATATTCGCTAGCCCGTCAAAAAGCAAGATTCGGGTTCTTCAGTCTATTGGTCGGAGTTTGCGGTTGCATGCCACCAAATCTTATGCCACCTTAATTGATTTTGTAGATGACCTCCGGATCGGCGCATCCGTCAATCACACATTTCGACATGCCGAACAGCGGGTGCAGTATTACGCCGCAGAGGAATTTCCATATACGTTGCTCCAACTCGATCTTGATCAATGGATGCATACTATTTCAAAGGAAAAAAAACACTAGTGGACAAGTATGCCGATATTCCAAAAATCCAGTCTGATGTGGCTGAAGTCATTTTATGGGGTTGAATAAATGTGTGGAGTATGTCTTAGACCGTCTTAGCCGCTCGCTAGGCGCAAAAACAGACACGCATGTATAGTCAGCTAAGGGTAGCGTATTTTGAGCCGCCTAAAACGACGCGTAGCGATGCCGCGAGTTTCCCTACGGGCACTAGTTTCTTTAGATCTGGTTTCTTAAGTTCTAGTTTATTTAGATCTAGTAAAGGCCTAATAATAATTAAGACCCATCTCCCCCCCCTTTATCCCCCCCCTCTTCCCAAATTTGGGTTGGCAAACTTTGGTGCATGAGTTGACAGAGAGGCGGCCGTCTGTTACTATAGAGATCTTGTTTTGTATAAATTTTGTTTCACATTTGGAGGCCTATGGCGAAACCCACTGAACACTACATCGACAACAAGGCATTCCTAAAAGCATTGACGGAATTCCGAAGTGCGTGCTTTAAGACGAAAAAGCGCGGACGAAAGAACCCACCCATTCCTGAATTTGTTGGCGAATGTTTTCTGAAAATTGCGACCCATCTGTCGTATCGACCGAACTTCATCAACTACACATTTCGTGAAGATATGGTCAGCGATGGCGTGGAAAATTGTTTGATGTATATGCACAATTTCAATCCACGCAAATCGAAGAATCCGTTCGGCTATTTCACCTCGGTTATCTACTATGCCTTCGTCCGACGTATTCAACGCGAACGCAAACATACCTATCTAAAATATAAACTGATTGAGAACGCGATTGTGTCGGGGACCACACAAACCTCACCGGATGGCGCCGGACATTTTCATATCGATACAGAACTACTGTCGTTTGAAAACGTACAGGAATTTATTCGGAAGTTTGACGAGTATACGGACAGGCGACGGGACCGGCGCCGCGTGAGTAAAAAATCGGTGGTTGCTTGAACGTAGCGATCATCACGGACACCCATTTCGGTGTGCGAAACGATAGCGACGCCATGCGTATGTCACAGAAGAAATTCTTTGACCACGTATTCTTTCCAACGTTGGATACGCACGGCATTACTCGCGTCTTGCACGGGGGTGATTATGGCGACCGTCGAAAGTATATTAACTTTGCGACCGCACGGTTCGTCGAAGAATCGTATCGTGTACCATTGCGGCAGCGTGGTATTGTTGAGGACGTGATCGTTGGCAACCATGATTGCTTTCTTCGTGAGAGTACCGAGATCAATTCTGTAGAAGAATTGTACCGACACGATAGCACAATTCGCATCCACAGTCGGCCCGTGGAAATCGATGTTGACGGCCGTGGGATTCTTCTGCTTCCGTGGATTTGTGAGAGCAATCGTGAGGAATCCATGCGGCTGATCGAAACCTCTGCGTGTGCTGTTGTCCTTGGACATATGCAAATGCAAGGCTTTTTGATGTACCGCGGCATGCCCGCTCATGAGGGAATGGATCCTGCGTTGTTTGATCGGTTTGGGCTTGTCATGTCAGGACACTTTCATCATCGGTCATCACGGCACCCGATACAGTATCTTGGCGCACCATATTCGATGATGTGGAGTGATTACCGTGACCCCCGCGGCTTCCATTTATTCGACACGGAGACGTGCGTTCTCACGTTCATCGAGAACCCGTACAGCATGTTTGTGCGAATGATGTATGATGACGCGGATCAGCCCCCGCAGTATATCGAAAAGCTCATTCAAACGGTCATGGATCCGGCGTCACCACACCACGATGCCTATGTGAAAGTTGTCGTGAAGTCCAAGGCACAACCGTATTGGTTTGACTTGTTAATGGACGCATTGGCGAAAGTGAATGCTCAAGATGTAATGGTCGTGGATGACGTGGCGTTGATGACACAAGAGGCGACGGCCGATGATCTTTCGACGGATATTGATACGCTCACCTTGATGGAAGATTACGTGGATAGTTTATCCGTAACGTGTGACAAGAAAGAACTCCAACGGTATCTACAAGATGTCTATCGCGATGCCATGTCGGTGACACAATCTGCCCGAGTACAATAGATTAGATGATTATTTTTGATCGCGTGAAATACCAAAATTTTCTAGCGACAGGCAACGTTCCGATAGAGGTGCCGTTGAACCGACACGCCTCGACGTTGATCGTCGGCCGCAACGGTGCGGGCAAGTCCACGATGACGGAAGCCGTGTGCTTCGCCTTGTTCGGTCGGGCGTTGCGGAGCATCAACAAACCGCTGCTTGTGAATACAACTAATAAACGCGACGCCGTGGTGGAACTCTGGTTTAATGTGGGCGAACATGCCTACTACATCAGGCGTGGTATCAAACCAAATGTGTTTGAGATTCATCAGGATGGCGTGTTGTTACCACAACCCGCATCGTTAAACGATTATCAGCGGATGTTAGAAGATCATATTATCGGCATGAACCACAAATCCTTTCTTCAGATTGTGGTTCTCGGGAGCGCGTCCTATGTGCCGTTCATGCGCTTGTCGCCGACAGTGCGTCGTGAAATCGTTGAAGACCTGCTCGACATTGAAATCTTCTCTGCGATGGCGTCGCTGACGAAAGACGAACTTGCGACAGTGAAAACGAAAATCGATAGCCTGATGCAACAGCGAACGTTGTTCGATGAACAGAAACGCATGTCGGAAAACTTCACGGCGCAGGCGCAGGAAGACATTGACGAGCGCCTGGCGAACATCGATGCTACTATTCAGAAAACCCAGGCCACGTTGGTGGAACTACAAGACCGTGCCGAGGCGTTGCGTGAATCTATTGCCGTGTTTGATGTGGTGAAAGATGCCGTAGACAAAGCATCGGTCAAGGCACGGGAGTTTCGGCAGACACGCAAAGAAATCGAAACACGCGCAAAGAAGTTGACCAAAGAACGAAACTTCTATGAGTCTCACGATGAATGCCCGACGTGCGCTCAGCCGATTACTGAAACGTTCAAGGACAGCAAATACGCACGCCTCACTCGTAAAGAAACAGACACGCAGACGGCCGTGGATCAGTGTCGTGGGTTGGTGGAGAAGTATGACCTGCTGGTGCAAGGATACGACAACGACTTGCAGGAAGCAAACACGTTAAGTCAGGAACTCCACACGGTGACGGTGCAGACGCCGATGCACACACGGCGGTTGTCGGAGCTACAAGCGGAACACGCCGCGGTACAAACACCGACCGCGACCAAGACGATAGACATTGGCGAGATCGTGGCCCGCATTGCCGAGGTGACAGTAGAGCATGAAAGTGTATCCCGCCGTCGCGCCATTTTAGACACGGCAAACACGCTGCTCAAGGATAGCGGTATCAAGTCACGGATCATCAAACACTATTTGCCGATCATTAACAAGCAGATCAATTTCTATCTGACATCAATGGACTTTCCCATTCACTTCACGCTTGACACGGAGTTTAATGAACATATCCAGTCGAGCCACCGTGAAGAGTTTGCTTATGACTCGTTCAGCGAAGGAGAGAAGAAGCGCATTGACTTGGCGTTGCTGCTCACATGGCGAGCGGTGGCGCGAATGAAGAACAGTGCCGCGTGTAACATACTCGTACTCGACGAGGTCTTCGACTCTTCATTAGACGCGTCCGGCACCGAAGAGTTCTTGAAGATCATTCAATCGTTGGAGAAGGCGAACGTCTTTGTCATTTCACACAAGACGGATCAGTTGATTGACAAATTTCATCATGTGTTACATTTTATTAAAGATCGCGGCTTCACCATGCTGAGAAAATAGTGCGCGGCCAACGCTTGAAGTTTCGACGCACAAGTGATACAATAGCAGGAGTCGCGCAATCTGCGCCTTTTCCAAGTGTGGTGATTATTTTTGATAGCTATTGAAACGACGACCGACATCTTTCCGATAGCACGTCTCCATCCGCTGTTAGACGACCCGACCGTGAACTGCACGTTCGATGATATTCTGGCTATGTCAGATAAGGAGTTTGAGGCATATGTGTTTCATATGCGGGAATCCTTCTTGAAGTCTTGGGACGAAGAGAGCATTCCGCCACGCCGCGGGTGGACACTAGGTGAAATTGACAAGGACTTCTCGAAGCTGGCGGGTTTTGTTACGGGGAAGTTCTGGAAGAACGACACACTGACTAACCGGCGAGTCATTCATAATACGCACGTTAGCACGGGGAGTGCGGTGAACGCCTGGCACGCCTCGGAGATGTACAAGACTCGCATCAATTACACGGCGAAAGATGACGGCCGGAGTATTTACAATTTCTTCGCGAGTCCAGAGTTGTTCAAACGATATTTGCCGTACGCTCGTCGTCATTTCTTGCGTGATAGCTTCTACATGTGTGCATTGACCGTGACGGGCGGTACGGCGCTGAAACATCGCTCTGAGGTGGTACCCGCCACCGCTATCCAGTTCGTTGAATTGTTTCATGTGCATGAACGAAAGTATGGCGAACAAGAGTTGTTGTTAGAAGCGAAGCCCGTGAATAAAGAAACGCAATATTCCGGTTACAATGATAAAATGCGAACTGAAACTCTGATGGCGTTGTCGTTTGACGAATTCAGTAATGCGTTATCACGCGGCTGGTTGCCATTGATCACACGTCGAAACATTCTTCCGAAACATGAGAATTCAGAACACGAATTCCATATCCGCATTTATGACAAGGGACAACGGTTGTTTCCGAATCTGTTTCGGAGCTTTCGTATTTCGATGTGTCAGTATGCGGTAAACTACCCACCGTTGACCGCGAAGCTGCTTTATCAAACGTTCCTCCAGCACGTCAAGGCGCAAGCGGTCAACGTGTGGGATCCCTCGGCGGGCTGGGCGGGGCGCCTTATTGGTGCGATGTCATTCAACCAACAGCTACCGAATGGTGACATGCAACATTTGAACTATGTCGGCACTGATCCGAATCCCGCCTTCTATAAAGACGGTACGAGTATCTATCGTGTTATTGCCGACGCATATAACAAAGTACGCATCGAGTCATCGACGGGTGATGGGTCGTTGTATAAGGACGAAGAAAAAGAGCATCGGTCGCATGTGTACCAACTTGGGAGTGAGCTTTTCCACACGACGCCGGCCTTCAAGCTGCTCAAGGGCCGCGGCGACTTGGTGTTCTCGTCACCACCGTATTTCAATCGTGAGGCGTATAGCGAGGATGAGAACCAGAGCTATAAGAAGTATACAACCTACGGTGAATGGCGTGATCACTTCCTGCGCCCGACGTTGCAGAATGCGTATGACTTCCTGAACCACGAACGGTATATGCTCTGGAACATTGCAGACTTGAAGGTAGGAAAGACGTATCTACCGTTGGAGCAGGATAGCATTGCGATTGCAAAAGAACTTGGGTTTGAATACAAGGAAACTATTCTCATGGCACTCATGAACATGCCCGGAGCGAATCGTGTGACGGAAGACGGCAAAGCAACAGCGAAGAATTATCTCAAACTAGAGAATGGAAAAATTATGAAATATGAACCTGTACATGTGTTTTGGAAATCATAATATGCAATCAATACGATGGGCCATAATCTTAGTATCACTCGCGATCTTCACCTACGCTAGTTGGTCCGCCTGTACGGGGTGTACTCTCTAACATAGACAACATGAACCCAAGCAACGTACGATTTTTGAATCATGCTTCCCTA